GAAGAACGTCACGACCATCAAGCCCAGTGGGACACTATCGAAGATTATGGACACCACTGAAGGTGTTCACAAACCGCTCGGAAAGTACGTCTTAAACAATGTCAACTTCTCTAAGCATGATCCTCTGGTACCCCTGTGCCGTGCTTCTGGCTATCGCGTTTTCGATAACCCCACTGATTCTGAGTCTGTCCTTATCACCTTCCCTGTGAGCTGGGATGACGTTCCATTCGACAAGTTCGTCAAGGACGGTGTCGAGATGGAGGTGAACCTTGAGTCAGCCGTAAGCCAGCTTGAGCGTTACAAGATGCTCATGGAGTCCTGGTGCCAGCAGAACGTCTCAGCCACGATCAGCTACTCAGCAGATGAGGTTCCCGCCATCATCGACTGGTTGCTGGAGAACTGGAATGTGTACGTTGGTGTGAGCTTCCTGTTCCGTGCTGACCCCACCAAGTCAGCCAAGGATCTGGGTTACCTGTACCTCCCACAAGAGGTGGTGACCAAGGATGTCTTTGAGGATTACGTGAGCCGTATTGTCCCTCTGGAGATCGACCAAGCTAACACCTTGGAAGAGATGCAGGGTGAGGACTGCTCGACAGGTGCCTGTCCTATTCGATGAAAGGAGTGGGGGTCTTTGACAGGCCCCCATTTGGAAGACTTATGGAAACTAAGAAATTTCCTTTAGTATCTAAAGAATTACTCGAAGAGTTGGAAAAGCGTTTCCCTGACCGTCTACCTGATTACATGGAGTCTAACGACTCTATCCGATACAGGTCTGGTCAGGTCTCCGTTATTCGACTACTTCGCCATCAATTTGAATTACAGAACCTGAACGTTCTGGAGACCTAATATGTGTTTGTCATCCCCAAAGAGTCCTCCTCCAGCTCCGCCACCTCCAGCACCTGCAGCTCCTGCTCCGCTGTTGTCCGTGGCTCCTGCTGAGGGGACCAACCGCAAGGACGCCCAGTCCTTGAATCAGAACCGTGGACGTAACTCGCTCCGTATTGACCGTACTCAGCCCGACACAGGTTCCACTGGTTCTGGTCTGAACATTCCTAGTTAAGGATTTTCATGGCTAAAGAGAAGAACGAAAAGGAGCAAGAGTCCGCTCGTGCTGCTGGTCTTTACAGCAAGCTTGAGTCTGACCGCTGGCCGTTTCTAAACCGTGCCCGTGATTGCTCTAAGTACACCATTCCAACATTGGTGCCTCCTGCTGGGCACTCTAACGCTACCAAGTACTACACCCCCTACCAGGGCATTGGTGCTCGTGGCGTGAACAACCTGGCCTCGAAGCTCCTCCTCGCGCTTCTCCCTCCCAACTCTCCCTTCTTCCGTCTCCAGATTGATGACTTCACCCTGGAGCAGCTCACAAAGCAGGAAGGCATGAGAGCACAGGTCGAGGAAGGCCTGAACAAGATTGAACGTACAGTCCAGTCTGAGATCGAAGCTGGAGCAATCCGTGTCTCTGCCTTTGAAGGTATGAAGCACCTGCTCGTCTCTGGTAACGCATTGCTCTACACCCCTGATGAAGGCGGTATGCGTGTGTTCCCATTGGAGAAGTTCGTAGTCCGCCGTGACCCCATGGGTAAGGTTCTCGACATCGTTGTGAAGGAAGAGGTGGCACCCGCTACCCTGCCTAAAGATGTCCGTGAGATGCTCGGCTATGAGAACGAGAAGAGCGAAGAGGAAGAGACTGCAAGCAACGACAAGACTTGCGCTATCTACACCCACGTTTATCGTGATGACGACCAATGGGAAGTCTATCAGGAGATCAAGGGTAAGGTAGTTCCTGGTTCCGAGGGTACATACCCCATCGACAAGACCCCATGGATTCCCGTTCGATTCAACAAGATCGACGGTGAGAACTATGGCCGTGGCTATGTCGAGGAGTACCTGGGTGACATCAAGTCACTTGAGGGTCTCTCACAGGCTATCGTTGAAGGATCTGCTGCTGCAGCTAAGGTCCTCTTCATGGTCAACCCCAACGGCACAACCTCACAGCAGACGCTGGCTGAGGCTGATAACGGTGCAATCGTTGAGGGTACCGAAGCTGATGTGACCGTCCTCCAGCTCCAGAAGTTCAATGACTTCCGTGTAGCCCTGGAGACGATCAACACGATCAACGAACGTCTGTCCTACGCATTCCTGCTGAACTCCGCTGTGCAACGCAACGGAGAACGAGTGACAGCAGAAGAGATTCGCTACATGGCTGGCGAACTAGAGTCTGCTCTGGGTGGTATCTACTCCATCCTGTCCCAAGAGTTCCAGCTCCCATTGGTGAACCGTATCATGTTCTCCATGGAGCGTAAGAAGAAGATGCCTGTGTTGCCTAAGGGCACCGTCAAGCCTGTTATCGTTACAGGCATGGAGGCATTGGGTCGTGGTAACGACATGAACAAGCTGAACCTGTTCTTCCAGGCTGCTGTTCAGGTTGCCCAGCTCCCACCTGAGATCAACAAGGAAGACGCCTTGAAGCGTCTCGGTACCTCTCTCGGTATCGACATGAAGGGTCTGGTCCATACTCAGGAAGAACTCGCTGCCCAACAGCAGCAGGCAATGATGCAGCAGATGGCGATGCAGGGATTGAACCCAGCTATCACACAAGCTGGTCAGCTCATGAAACAGGGCATGGCCAATCAACAACAACCTCAAGGAGAAGCTGGTGGCTGACGCTAAACCCGCAACCTTGGCTCCTGAAAAGCCAGCCAAGAAAGAAAGCAACAAACCCGAGATCCAGTATTTCGGTGAAGGCGCTGACAAAGTTAAATTTGAAATTGATCCCAAAGCTAAACTGATCCGTGTCTACGGTTCAGGTGTGGTGCTGACGGACTACTAATTGAGAACACATGGTTGATACTGTAGTTATTACAAGTGAAAACCCTGGTGCCCCTGAGGGTCACGATCAGGCGATGATTGATCTGGTGGACAAGTCCGCCACGATTCCTTCTGACAACCTGGCCGATGACCTTCAGGCTTCTTCTGAGAGCCGCCCTGAGTGGCTCCCAGAGAAGTTTAAGTCACCCGAGGATATGGCCAAGGCCTACTCCGAGTTGGAGAGCAAGCTAGGTGGTAAGCCTGCTGACGATGCTACTCCGAGTGACAAACCCCAGGTCCCCGAGAACCCACAGCAGGAACTGCAGAAGCAGGGCCTGGATATGACAGAGTTCTCCCAGGAGTTCGCCCAGAAGGGTGAGCTGTCCCAGGAGAGCTACGAGAAGCTGGCTAAGGCTGGCTTCGACAAAGACCTCGTTGACACATACATCGCAGGCCAGCAGGCCCGTGCAGCCCAGTACGAAGGTACGATCAAGGGTGAGGTGGGTGGTGAGGAGCGATACAACCAGATCGTTGAGTGGGCTAAGGCCAACCTGACTCCTGGTGAGATCGCTGCCTACAACAATGCTGTCTCCTCTGGTGATGCCAACCAGGCCAAGCTGGCTGCTCTGGGCCTCAGTGCTCAGTACAGCAAGGCTGTTGGTCAGGAACCTAACCGCCTCATTGGTGGTGGTAAGGGTGGCTCTGAGGATGTCTTTGAGTCCACAGCTCAGGTGACTGAGGCCATGCGTGATCCTCGTTATAAGAACGATCCTGCATTCCGTGCCAAGGTTCAGGCCAAGCTGTCTCGCTCACAGGTGTTCTGATGAATCCCCTCCTCATGGGGGGACTCTTCGATCTGGCAGGTAAGGTCTTCGACAAGATCTTCCCTGACCCTCAGCAGGCTGCACAGGCCAAGCTGAAGTTGTTTGAAATGCAGCAGGCTGGGGAACTCGCCGTTCTCCAGGCTGAGACTGCACTGGCCACTGGTCAGATGAAAATCAACGAGGTCGAAGCTGCCTCCGATAGTTTCTTTAAGTCAGGCTGGAGGCCTGCTGTAGGTTGGATCTGCGTATTTGGTTTGTTTTACCAATTCGTATTCCTACCCTTCGCTACCTTCTTCCTAGCTCTCTATGATGTTCGTGCTGTTATGCCAGCCATGGACCTCAACACCCTTATGACTCTTCTCTTTGGCCTGCTCGGCCTAGGTGGATACCGTACCATCGAGAAGCTCAAGGGCATTACAAAATAAACACGGCCCCCTTCACCTGCGTAGCGGGTGCTTGGGGGTTCTTCTCTCGTCTTAGAAGACGTTCCGCACTGCATCTCTATGCGGTGGAATTGCAATTCCTAGAACTGATTACACGACCTTTGCCTCCCGAGGGAGATAACTCTGCGTGATGTGTGTCTGGTTTCAAGGAAGGCACAACCTTTCTTCTAATCTACACGAGATAAATATATTATGGCTAACGCTACTCCTAGCCGCCTGGGTCAAGTCAACAATTCTGGTGACGCCAAGGCGCTGTTTCTTAAAGTTTTCGCTGGCGAAGTACTGACCGCTTTCAAGGAAGCTACTGTCACTGAAGACAAGTTCAATACCCGTACTATCGCTTCGGGTAAGTCTGCTCAGTTCCCTATCTTGGGTAAGATCTCTGCCGAGTACCACACTCCTGGTGCTGAGATCACTGGCCTGAATATGCCTGCTAACGAGCAGGTTATCACTATCGACAACCTGTTGATCAGCCACGCTTTCATCAGCAACATTGATGAAGCCATGAACCACTATGACGTTCGTGGTCCTTACGCTGACCAGATTGGTAAGGCCTTGGCCTATCAGATGGACAAGCACAAGCTCCAGCTCTTGGTGAACGCCGCTCGTGGCTCTAGCCCTGTGTCTGGCGAATCTGGTGGTGGCTCTGTCACTTCCGCTACTCTCTTGACCGACACCACTGGTGAAGCTCTGATCTCTGCGTTGTTCGCTGCTGCTCAGAAGTTGGACGAGAAGTTCATCCCTGAAGAGGACCGTTGGGTCTTCTTGAACCCTGCTGCGTACTACATCTTGGCTCAGAACACCAAGATCATGAATCGCTTCTGGGGTGGTGAGGGTGAGTACGCTGGTGCTAAGGTGCTCCGTGTTGCTGGTCTGAACGTTGTGAAGACTAACCACGCTCCATTCGGTAGCACTATCGCTACTGGCACTGTGGCTTCTGGTTCTAACGATACCTACGCTGGTGTGTACACTAACACTGTTGGTGTTGTGTCTCACAAGGCTGCTATCGGCACTGTGAAGCTCATGGATCTGGCTATGGAAAGCCAGTACGACATCCGCCGTCAGGGCACCCTGATGGTGGCCAAGTACGCCATGGGTCATGGAATTTTGAGGCCAGCTGCTGCAGTTGAACTCAAGACTGCTTGATAACTGATCAATAACCGCTAAAAACGGTAGATCAAACCTAAAGGGGGACTCTAGATTATCTGGGGTCCCCCTTTTTACATTACTCATTTATGCAATCACAGACCTGTAACGTCTGTGGGACGAATAAGCCTGTATCAGAATTTCACTTCAGAGCTGACCGAAATAAATACCGACATGACTGCAAGGAGTGTCGCTGTAAGCGGGAAGTTGCTAAACGCTACGACATCACTGTCGGACAACTGGAGCAGATGTTTGAGAACCAGGAGCACCGATGTGCTATCTGCAACACTCACGTTGATGATGTCCCACACAAATCCTTTGGAAACCCTTTAGTTGTTGACCACTGTCACTCAACAGGGAAAGTCCGAGGTCTTCTCTGTCCAACCTGTAACTCAGGCTTGGGCCACTTCAAAGATAATCCTGCACTCCTCGTTGAGGCTGCACGATATTTGATTCACAACGAATAAGGTTTCTTATGGCTCTTTCCATGACCACCGAACTAGATGCGGTGAATATAATGCTTGGGACCATCGGAGAGTCACCGATTAACTCTCTGGATGCAGCTACTGGTGTTGTTGACGCTGTCACCGCCCGTTCCATTCTTGCCGAAGTCTCTGTCCAGGTTCAGGAAGAGGGCTGGCATTTCAACACGGACTTTGAGTTCACCCTCACTCCTGCGAGTGATGGATTCATCTACGTCCCTGGCAATGCAATCGAGGTCGATACAAGTGCCTACAGTCGAGACTACGATGTGGCCATCCGTGGCAATCGTCTCTATGACCGTAACGGCAAGACCTACACATTTACAGAGTCGATCAAAGCTGATCTCACGACTCTCCTAGAATTCAATGAGTTGCCTCAGGCAGCTCGTCATTACATCACCGTCCGTGCTGCTCGTGTCTTCCAGAACCGAGTGGTTGGCTCACAGATTCTCCAGGCATTCACTGCTCAGGATGAAGCTTCAGCCCTTCGTGCGATGCGCCGCTACGAGGCACGTACCGCAGATTACAACATCCTCACCTCCAACTATGGAGTGATGAGAACCATTGACCGCTAATCATGCTGATCTCCTCTTCAATCCCTAACTTTGTCAACGGTGTCTCTCAGCAACCCTTTACTCTTCGACTGAACTCTCAGGGCGAAGTCCAAGAGAATGGTCTTTCCACTGTCTCTCAGGGGTTGAAGAAGCGTCCACCCACACAGCACCTAAAGAAGATCCAGTCGTCTCCTTTGGGTAACTGCTTTATCCATACGATCAACCGTGACTCCACCGAGCGATATATCTCCGTGGTGACAGGTGGTGATCTTAAGGTCTATGGCATTGACGGTACTGAGAAGACGGTGAACTTCCCTGATGGGAAGAGCTACCTCTCAGCTACCACACCCTCCAGCTCGTTTTCGGCAGTCACCGTGGCTGACTATACTTTCTTCGTGAACAAGACAAAGACCGTAACGACTGACAGCACTCTGACCCCCACACGCCCCTATGAGGCACTGGTGAACATCAAGGCTGGCAACTATGGTAAGACGTATCAGATCCTGATCAACGGTACTGTGGCAGCTTCGTACACCACCCCTAACGGTACTACGGCTGCTGACTCGCCTAACATCTCTACCGATTACATCGCAGCGATGCTGTACAACGGTACTCCATATACAAACCCTGAGACAGGGGTTACCACGTACTCCAACGGTCTGGTCCCTAACGGTTACAACACCTCTCCATGGTCCTGTTCCGTCTCTGGCTCCACCATTTACATCCTGAAGAATGGCTCTGACTTTGCCATCCAGACACAGGACGGCTTCAACAACGGAGCCATGATTGGTGTGAAGGGTAAGCTGCAGAAGTTTGCTGACCTCCCACCCAACCCAGGCGTGAATGGCTTCGTGGTCGAGATCACAGGTACAGGCTCAGGTGAGACTGCTACCAGCCCCTTCGATAGTTACTACGTCAAGTTCTCTACGGCCAACTCAGGGGCAAGTGTGGGTACATGGGTCGAGTGTCCAGCTCCTGGCATCAAGAGTACGATCACAGCCACCACCATGCCCTTCGTTCTGGTGCGTGAGGCTGATGGTACGTTCACATTCAAGAAGGCTACCTGGAAGGGTCGTATCGTTGGTGACGATGATTCCAACCCATTCCCCTCGTTCGTCGGTAAGACCATTTCGGATGTGTTCTTCTACCGCAACCGCCTAGGCTTCCTCTCGGATGAGGCCATCATCTTCTCTGAGGCTGGTGAGTATTTCAACTTCATGAGGACCACGGTCACCCAGTTGTTGGACTCCGAGGTCATTGATGTGAACGCAAGCCACACCAAGGTTGCTATCCTCAAACACGCTGTTCCGTTCAACAAGCAGCTCCTGCTGTTCTCTGAGCAGACCCAGTTCATTATCGAGCAGAACGACCTCCTGACTCCTAAGTCGATTGGTATCAAGGTAGCTACTGAGTTCCCATGTAACACGGTGGCCAAGCCTGTTGGCATTGGTAAGAACATCTACTTCGCAGTGGACAAGAACGATTACTCTTCGTTTCGTGAGTACTTCGCTGATCTGAACAACATTACCAATGACTCCTTGGACATCACTGGTCACATCCCCAAGTACATCCCTGGGAATGTCTACAAGATCACTGCTGCTCCCAACGAGGACATCATTGCAGCTCTGTCTACCAATGACCCTTCGAGCTTGTACATCTACAAGTACTTCTGGGCCAACAATGACAAGCTCCAGTCGTCATGGTCGAAATGGACCTTCGGGTCTGACTCCACCATCCTGAACGTGGACTTCATTGGTTCGGATATGTACCTGGTCATCAACCGTGCTGACGGTGTGTACCTTGAGAAGGCTACGGTCTCTCTGGGTTACATCGGGGCAGGGGAGCCGTACACGGTCCACCTAGATCGTAAGGTTGCTCTCACTGACTCAGCCATGAGCTACAGTGGTGGCTATACGACCATCAACCTGACGACTCTGGGTTACACCCCAGGCACTGGTGATTACCAGCTCGTGGTCAAGTCACATCCAACCCTGAAGGCAGGGGAAGTGTATGATGTGGTCTGGGATGGAACCAACGCTAAGGTGCAGGGTAACATCACTGGCGGCACCTATGTCTTTGGACGTAAGTACACATTCACGTACACCCTATCCACAATTGTCTTCCGCTCTGCCACCCAAACTGGTGGCCAGAAGAGTGACACCGAGGGTCGTCTCCAGCTTCGTAAGGTTGCCTTCAACTACTCAGACTCTGGGTACTTTGATGTCCATGTGACCCCACAGGGACGAGAGACTTATTCGTATGTCTACTCAGGCAAGATCCTAGGTCAAGACTCGTCCACCATTGGTCGATACAACATTAGCTCTGGTCGATTCCTCGTTCCAGTCGTTAGCCGTAATATCGGCACTAACATTACAATTTCAAATGACAGTCCTCTCCCAAGCACATTCCTCAGCGCAGACTGGGAAGGCTTCTACGTCAAGCGTAGCAAGGCCGTCTAACATTGCTGTCCGCAAGACCAACCTCAAAGACATCGCTGAGTTGACCGTGACCATGCGTCAGGAAGACAAGGATGAGATCTGGCACCTCGCTAGAGCTAATCCTGGCGATGCCCTTAGGGCTGGTTTCCTAGGTGGTGACTACTGCCGCACCGTCCTGTTGGACGAGAAGGTGGTCTGCATCTTCGGGATCGGGGGTAAGAAGGGTGAGGTTGGTATCCCATGGATGCTGGCCTCTCCTCTTCTCAAAGAGATCCGCAAGCCATTCCTTAGAGAAGCCAAAGCGTTTCTTGAGGAGATGTCTGAAGGTTACCCCCTCCTATTCAATATCGCCTGGACACAGAACACAGAGCATATCCGCTGGCTTAAATGGCTAGGGTTTGACTTTGGGTTCCCAGAGCAGATGGGACCAGACGGGGAGTACTTCGTCAAATTTACAAAGGTAATCCCAAATGTGTGATTTAATGACTGGTGCAATTATTGCTTCAACAGTCCTGTCGGTTAATGCACAGCAGCAGCAGGTCTCATATCAGAACAAACAGAACGCACGGCAGTACGCTAACGCTATTGCCGCTCGTGACGCTAACGTGAACCAGACTAACCTAGAGATGGTTCAGGAGCGTGAGAATGCTATGCAGAAGCTGGAGCAGAACGACCTAAGGGCTGATGCTGCACGGGCTACTGCCCTCACTTCTTCAGGTGAGAGTGGAGTCAGTGGCCTATCCGTAGGTGCGCTCCTCGACGACCTGGCGATGACCCAGAACCGTTACGATAGCTCCGTAACAACCAACTATGATCGTGGCATGATTGCCATGGAGAACCAGCGTCAGAACGCAAACATTAGTGCAGCCAACGTGATTGCTGGTCTCAAGTCTCCAATGTCCCCAGACTATGCAGGTGCAGGTCTTCGCATTGGTGAGCGTCTTGAGAAAAAGGGCTACATTGGTTGATAGCCCACAATAAGGAATAATATGCCAAGAGTTCAAGTAGGGTACAACCCTGGTGCTGAGGCACTACAAACTACTGCAGCTCCCAACATCCAGACACAGATGGTAGCCAACGACCCTAACTCGTTGAAGGCTGTGCAACTAGCTGCGGCTGTTGCATCACCTTTAGCGCAGCAGAAGCTCGATGCGCTGGCTGACCGTGTTGATCAGAAGGAGCATGAAGCAGCCGTCTCTGCGGCCCGTAATATGTCCAATGACGAGCTGGAGAAGCAGATCAAGGAAGGCAAGATGTTGCCCTTCCAGTCTCCCGTTCGTGTAGCAGCTATGCACCATGTCTATGGTGAGAACCTCTACAATCGTTTGGAGATGGACGTTACTGCTCGTGCTGCCCGTGGTGAGTTCGCTACGTGGCAGGATGCTGAGAAGTATCTCACTGAGCAGCGTAAGACGATGCTGGGTGACCAGGACAAGTTCACCTCCGCTGGCTTCGATAAGCGTTGGCCTCAGCTCGTTAACAAGCTGCAGACTGTACAGCTCCACCAGCAGAATGCTCAGGCCACTGAATTCGCAGTCACTCAGGGAAACCAGAAGCTCAACGGGGTTATCGCCAATATCGACTCTGGTAAGGAGAAGAATGGTGCCAATGCTCTTGGAGATGCCTACCGCGATGCGGTTGAAAAGAAACTATTTGCCACTCCCCAAGATCGCTCAAAGGCCCTCAATGGGGTACTGACCTCACTGACCGCCAAGGGCAACCCAGAGTTGGTCGAGGGGTTCCTCAAGCAGAAGCTCGATAACGGGGCAACGGTGGCCGATGTTATTGGTCCCGATGGTGTGGCTCAGTACCGCCACCAGCTCCAGATCGTGGCAGAGCGCAACGCCAAACTGGCAAATCAAGGTGCGATCAAGTCGGCAGCAGAACAAAGCCACTCAGCCGCTAACTCCAACATCGAGCGTTCCGTGGCTGCGGGTAACTTCGCCTTCCTGCCTATGCAGAAGGTCGTGAACCCAACCACAGGTGTCCTTGAGGACATGGGGGAGAACCAGAAGAAGGTTGCCGCTGAGGTGATCAATCGCCAGGTGACAGCCAACAACCTCCCTCTCGATAAGCAGATGCAACTCTGGTCCACCAACGGGCTGCAGAACCCTGAGTGGGAGAAGCAGATCCAGGCTGGTGTGTCCAACGTGGCGTCCGTTGGCTGGTCCTATGACGGGAAGAATGTAGGTCAGCTCAACAAGCAGGGCGAGGCCGCGATCACACGCTACATCGAGTTGGCCAACGTCAACCCTGGAGAAGCCGATAAGTACGCAGGAAGCAAGGAGAACCAGCGTCTCCTGTCTGACATCAAGTTCATGGTCGAGAAGGGCGGTATGCCCAACGTGAACGATGCTGCTGCATTCGTGAACCAGGTGAACCGTCGAGGTATCGAACGTGGTGATGCCGCTATCAAACGTGACCAGGTGAATGCTGCGGTAGACGACGTCGTCAACCCACACTTCTACTCTGGTGCTGCCAACTGGGTGTCCACCCTCTTCGGTGGCAATGAGGCAGTGAACCTCACAGCCATTGGTGCGGACATTCGTCGCCGTTCTGAACTCCTGGTCCAGTCTGGTCAGGTGTCAGATGCAAAGGCTGCGGTGCAGGCTTCGGTGGAGTATTTCGCCAACCCTGCCATCACAACCAAAATCAACAACACCCTCTACTTCAACAAAGACCTACCTCAAGTTCCCGCTGGTGAACGAGTAGGCGATTGGATGGAACGCTTCATCAAAGAAGTTCCAGGTAAGATTGTTGGAGATCAGAAGGTTGATAGCTCCCGTATTCGTATGGAGCCTAACACCACTGGTGGTTATACCGCTTGGATTGGTGGTGTGCCTATGACTGATTCAAACGGTCAGGTACTCAACTACTCCAAAGAGAATGTGACCAAGTGGATCAACGATACGTACCTCCGAGACATCGCAGAGAAGACTGGTCAGCGTAACGCTTCGATGAGTTACGAGAACTGGGCTGAGAACGTCAAGCGTGAGTACTACAAGTCTAAGCAAGGTCAGACAGTGCCTGGTCAATCTGGTGCTGCACCTCTGGGATACATTACATCCAAGGGTGCTTATGATCGTTTGAAGCAAGCAAATATGTTGGACAAGTCCGTCCCTGAGATGGTGGAGTTCTTTAAGACCAAGAAAGGTAAGTAATGGCTGACATTGATTTAAACCAAGCCAGATCCATTACCACCCAAAAAGAAGAGCAATAC